AGGACGCCGTATCCTTCACCACTGACGAAACCCTCAAGGAAAAGCTGGTAGTTTTCGAAGTTGATGTGGACACGCTGGACACCAACGGCGGCTTTGACTGCCTGTGCCTCAAGGCCGCTGCCAGCAACGCCGCAAACATCATTTCTGCAACATACATCGTCACCGGAGAACGCTACCACGGCTCCAGCGTGATCGTGGATTAACGATGCCGCTGCCCGGCATGAAAACGTGCCGGGCAGCCAAGAGGAACACCCATGCAAAGGTTCGGAACGACGTTTTTGCGGTGCACCACGGATGCCGACTTTGAGCCGGTGACGCTGGAAGAAGCCAAGCTATATTGTCGTATCGATACGGGCAGTGAGGAAGATTCGTTGCTGTCCTGCCTCATTACTGCGGCAAGGCAGCACGCCGAGCGCAAGACGGGGCGTGTTCTCCGTGCTTCGACATGGACATGGCGCGTTGAAGGGGAGTTCCCTCTTGGCGCAGTGCTTCCCGTTCCTCTTGCACCTTGCTCTGCCTGTCTGTCCGTATCTGTGGATGGAGAACCTCTGGAGGCATCCATGTACGCCTTCACCCCTAGCGGCAATGGCGGAAATGAGGCGCCCCTTTTGGCCTCGCTTACTCCCCTGCACGGATTTCCGGCACGGGGGAGTGTTGACGTTGTACTGACTGCGGGGTGGGCCGCCGATTCCATCCCGCAGGCCCTGAAACAATGGATGCTGGTACGCATCGGGACGCTGTACGAACAACGGGAAAGCTTTACCGTGGGCGCGAATTTCAACGAATTCGGACACGGCTTTGTGGACAGTCTGCTTGATTCCTACATCGTCACGGGGGTGGTCTGATGCGCTCGGGAATGCTTCGCCACCGCGTGACGCTCCAGCGTTTTCAGCAGGGACAGGATGCCTACGGCGGGCCTGTTGAAACATGGGAAGACGTGGCGATCGTCTGGGCTTCGCTTGAAGCCATGAGCGGGCGGGAGTTTTTCGCCAGCCAACAGACACAGTCAGAAGTCACGCAGCGCATCCGCATCCGGTATCGAACTGACGTGACGGCGGACATGCGCGTCACTCACAACGGGAAGGTGTTCAACATCGTTGCCCCGTTGCCGGACAACCGGGGCCGAGAACTGGTGTTGATGTGCCGGGAGGTAAGCTGTGAGCAATGACGTCGTGGTGGACATCCCCATCGAAGACATCCGGGCGGGCGTCCGGGCGGAGATTGATTCCGATTTGGGAGGCATTGCCGCGCAGGTCTTTGAAAAGGCCAAGGCTTCGACGGAGTTCAGGGACAAGACGGGAAGGCTGCGGCAATCCATCTGGATCTACCGCTCGAAGTACAAGGACGGCGGCTATGTGGTCTATGTGAAGGCCCCGCACAGCCACCTTGTGGAGTTCGGGCATGTGCAGGTTGCCAAGGACGGAAAAACCGTACTGAAGCAGGTTCCCGGCAAGCATTTCCTCCGCAAGGCCCGCAACGCCGTCCGGCGGAAGGTCGATGCGATGCTTCAGGACATGATGGGGGACCCGCATTATGGCAAGCGCCGTTGATTTTGAAATCGTCCTGTTGCGGACGCTGCGGGAGGATGCGGGCTTGTCCGCGCTGGTTGGGAACAAGGTTTTCGCGCTGGTGATCCCGCAGGGGACAAAACTCCCATGCATCACGTTCCAGCGCATCGGCGGGATGCCCGCAAATACGCTGTCCGGGCATTCCGGCTTGGAAGAAATCGACCTTCAGATCGACGTATGGGCGCGGGACTATGACGAGGCAAAAGCCATTGCCAAGGCCGTTCGTGCCGCCATGCCGCCAAGCGGCCCGCGGTTCAGCGCGCATCTGATCGAGGATCAGGATTTGTACGAGGACGGGACGAATTACTTCCGCGTGAACATGGAGTTCAAGGTCTGGTTCCTCGAAACCGAATAGGAGATTGAAACATGCCCAACAAACAGATTGCGGTCGGCGCCAGAACCAAAGTCCTGATGGACGTGGAAACGTCCTACGGCGTGGCTCCGACCACGCCGGGGGGTGTCCTCCTCCCCATCAACTCGTTTTCCCTGAAGCCGTCCCGCGCCAAGAACACCCCGGGGACGCTGACGGGCCGCTATGACCCGGCGGAACCCTTTGACGGGAACCTTGAAGTGTCCGGCGGCGTTGTCGTCCCGGTTGACGCACGGGCTTACGGCCACTGGCTCAGGGCCATGTTCGGCGCTCCGGCCACGACCGGGACGGGAGAGCCCGCCGCCGCGCCGTTTACCCATGTCTGGAAGTCCAACAAGGACATGCCGTCCCTCGTCATGCAGGCCACCTATGGGGACATCTACGGCCAGTTTGTAGGCTGCAAGGTGTCGTCTCTGGCTATGCAGGCGGGCGGCGACGGGGAATTGACCGCCACGGTCAACATGCTCGGGCGCGATGCCGATTATGTGGATGCCGACTACAACGCCGGCGCCCCGTCCGTGGCCATGAAGCGGTTCAACAATTTTCAGGGTTCCCTGTTGAGCGGCGGCGCGGAGATCGGCGTGGTTACGGATTGCAGCCTCAATATTGATTTCGGGCTGGATTCGAGCATCCGCAAGCTCGGCGATAAGGGGCGGGTCTATGATCTGCCTCAGGGCGTCATGGCGGTTACCGGCAGCCTCACCGTGTTCATCACGGACAAGACCCTGCTCATGAAGGCCAAGAACAGTGAGGAACTCAGCCTTGATCTGTCGTTCGCCATCGATGAGGGCAACAAGCTGACGTTCAGCGTCCCGGAAGTGCAGCTCAGTTATAACGGCCCGACCGTGGACGGCCCCACGGGGATCAAGATGGAGCAGAGTTTTTCGGCGTACTTCAACGACAACGCGGACAACGCCTCTGTCGTCGTTACTCTCGTCAATGACGTGGAATCCTATTAACCAGCAAACTCAAAAGGAAAACATCATGCGTACCGTTACTCTTTCCGGTCAGGACTTCATCGTGAACCCGCTCAAAGGCAAGGACATCAAGGCGCTCAAGGCGCAGGGCTTCGACCTCATGGGCGGCGGGTATTCGATTTCCGAGGGCATGGACGCGGTGTTCGCCACCGCCGGATTCGACGCGGCCACCACTGACGAATTGCCCTTCCCCGACATCCTCGCCCTGCACAAGGCCATTGTGAACGAAACCTTCGGCGTGGCGGAAGAAGAAAAAAACTAGCGGCGGTCTGGGAGTGGCTTTCCGGTGAGGGTGCGGAATACTGCGACGCCTGCCGGAAGGCCGCCCGGAACCGCGACGATCTGGATTGTGAAGAGTGCGAGGGGCGTTGCCCGGATCTCATGCCCGACAACGCCGCCGCATGGGAACTGCTCCAGGCGGGCGCTACCCAACTCCGCATGTCAGGCATGGGCGGCCCTGTGGGGTTCGACTACAACGCGCTGGCGCTGGTGGCGGAAGCTTTCGGCATCGATCTGACGCCCGGCATGTGGCGGAAGGTGCAGGCCGTGGAAACGGTCATCCGCCGCAACGCCGCGAAACAGGCTGAAAAAACGCAACAGGCTTCCGCATCCACGCGGTGAGCGGTTCATTGACAACGGCATAGCGATTTTTGCGGATGGAAAGGGCCGGGATGTGGGGTCCCGGCCTTGATTGCTCAATGGCGTTTGGGTTCAACACCACTTCCACAGTAAAATCTGGTAGAGCTACTTGGACTCTCCCTCAATTTTATTCCTCGAATTTTCCACTATCGAACTCTGTGATTTCAGACTCGAAATAGCTTGGATAATACCAATTCCAGCTATGCAGATAGCTAAAACAATGAACCATGTTCCTGCATAAACCTGATGCATGGCTGATTGTGCGTTCTGATATGCCAGAAAAGCTTCAAGTGCTGCGAACGCTCCAAAGAGTATCAATATTCCTTGAATGACAGAGACCATTTGTCACTTCCCCCCTGTTAGTTTTTCTTAACATGAGTCTCTACAATAGGTTTTCTTATTTTTCGAACCATAACCTACAGAGAAAGTCAACTTCCATTCGCAGAAATCGCCATGCCGTATCAGACAGGAAGTGAGGCATGGCAAGAAAAACGCCCGGCATTTATATAGCGATCCGTGGTGATTACTCCGCGTTTGAAACCGATTTGAACCGCGCCAAGCTGGTTGCCAAAGAGCAAGGCGAAGCCATTGCCAAGAGTATAGGTAATGCGGTTTCCAAGGCGGATCTCACCGGGGGCATCAACAAACTGACGCGGGAATTGAAGACGGCACAGACGGCGCTGGCTTCGGGTGCGTTCAAGGGGCAGGTGTCGGGGCTGGATGAAATCGCCAAGGCCGCCGGGGTCAGCTCGAAGCAGCTTGAAGGCCTGACCAATTCCATGCTCAAGTCTCAGGCCGCCGCGACTGCGAACCGTGCCTTTGAGTACCTCCAAAAAAACGCCGGGCTGTCCACGCTCCAGCTTGCCAAGCTGCGGGCGGACTTGGGTGATACGGGAGGGGCACTCTCAACGCTCATGTCCGGCGCAAGGGCGGCGGCTGTCCCTGTTCTTGCCGTTGGCGCGGCGTTTGGGGTGGCGGCGAAGGCCTCATTTGATGCCACATTGAAGCTCGATTCGACCACCGCCGCATTTGAGTCCATCACGGGCAGCGCCAAGGCCGCTCAGGAACAGCTTTCGTTCATCCGGGAACTTTCGGATAGACTGGGCCTTTCCTTCCTTGATACCGCACAGTCCGCAAAGACCATTTTTGCTTCCGCCGAGTCTACCGGGCTCGGCATGGAGAAGGCTCAGAAGGCGTTTCAGGCCGTGGCCACAGCCGGAACGGCCCTCAAGCTGACGACCGACCAGATGAACCGTTTGAATCTGGCGGTGTCTCAGGTCATATCCAAGGGTCGCCCAATGGCGGAAGAAATGCGCCAGCAGATCGGGGAAGTCCTGCCCGGCGCAATGGGGTTGTTCGCAACGTCCATCGGCGTCACTGGTAAGGAACTGGACAAGATGTTCCAAGACGGAAAAACGACTCTCGACCAGTTCTTCACCTTCCTTGATGCGTTACAGAACAAGTATGAAGAGGCGGCGGAAAACGCTTCGCACTCCATGCAGGCCGAACTCGGGCGGTTGAAGACTTCATGGGATGATTTCCTTGTGTCTGTCGGCGACTCGGATGCGTTCGCATCGATTACTCGGGGACTCTCCAAGGCATTGGACACCGCTACAGGCGTGATCAAGGAGAGTGAACTCCCCAATGCCGTCGCTAATTTGTTCAAGAACGTTGATGTTGACGTATCCGGCCCGACGAGGGCTGCAGCACAGATCGAATCCGAGATTGCAGGATTGATCGCCGCCGTTCAGAAGATGCCCAACCCGATGGACGCCGCGGCAAAGGCTTCCGAGCAGCTTGAAGCCTCCATACGGTCACAGGCTATCACGCTTGATTACTGGTTGAGCAGATTGCCCGATGAACGTTTCTTCACTGGCATTTTCGGCACGCTTGACGAATTGACACCGGCGACTCGGGAGGCGTTTGATGAGATTCAAAAGCTGATTGCGGAGACGCAGCAGACACATCATTTTCAGAATTTCAGCGAACAGCTTGCGGCAATCGGAAAGCGTTTGGAGACGGAAGGCGAGATGACCGTCCGTTTTCGCGGCTACCTCGAAGAGTTGCAGAAAGTCGCCTCGCGCGGCGTCACTGTTCAGCTTCAGCTTGAAGGCAAGGAAAAGTTCCTTCAGGGGCTCCGTGAAGTTTGGCAGGCATGGCGTCTACAAAATGATCCCGCGCTTGCAACACAGAAACAGTGGAAAGCGAATTTTGATGCTCTGATTGCCGGGCGTAATCAGGCTATAACAAAGGAAACACAGGCGACGACTCAAGCTATTGAGCGTGTGAATAAGGTTTACGATAAGTCTTCCGAAGGCAAAAAGAAGAATTTTCAGGAAGAGATCGATGCGATCCTCAAGGAGCGTGATGTCTTTGAACAGGCGGTAAAGAATGGAATCCGCACACAAAAGGAGTTCGATGATTACAGCCAGAAATCTGCCGTAGCCATCAAAAAGCTCAGGGAAGACCAGCAGAAGATCGACAAGGCCGGCAGCAAGTCCGCCGAAGCCGCCGCCAATCGTGCTGCCAAGGCTCTTGCCGCTTACGACGAAGAGATTGCCAAGCTCACGCAGTCGAGCCGGGAGCTTGAACAGGTCAAGATTGAGGAAAAACTGGCGAAAATTGCCAAGGACGCCAAACTCCCCGCCGCCGAGATGGAAAAGCTGCGTAAGGCGATGGAGCAGGAAGCCGACTTCAAGTGGATGCAGGATATTTTGTCCTACGCCGATCCCGCAGCCGCAGCCGTCGCCAAGGTTGATAAGGAGTATGAGGCGTTTCTGAGGAACGTCGAGTATCTGAAGAAAACGGACCCGGCGAAGTATACGCAGCTCATGACCAAGGCCGAGACGGAGCATGAAAAAGCTCTCCGCAAGGCCGAGCGGGCCAGTAAGGAGCAGAACGAACACCTTCAGGAGAAGCTTTCCTTCTATAAGGAGCTTGAGGAAATGTCCGGGGCGTTTGGCTTGTCCCTTGAGGTGCAGAATCGTCTGCTTGATGAGCAGATGGAAATCTTCCGAGACGCGGACATCCCGGAAAACCTCATCCAGACGTGGCGGCAGTACAAGGATTTGATAAACTCCCACGATTGGGCGGACGGCGCGCAACGGGCGTTCCTCCAGTACCGGGCCGATGCGACCGACGCGGCGAAGGGGGCGGAAGAGGCTTTTAGCGGCCTTTATTCAGGCATGGATTCCGGCTGGAAATCGGCATGGGAGCAGATGATCGAGACTGGCAAGGTGTCCCTGTCTTCATTCCGTTCCGTGTTCGCGTCGTTCCTTGCCGATTTGATGCATATGGCGATCACCCGGCCCATCACGGTTCAGATTGCTGGTGTGGTGTCCGGTATGCTCGGCACGGGCGGGGTGGCGTATGCGGCGGGGGGCAATGGTGGCTCCGGTGGAATAGGGCTCGGTAATTTGCCGTTCTCCAGCCTTTTGCCCGATTCGTGGACATCGGGGGTTTCCAGTTTCTTGAGTTACGAGCTTCCCGGTACGGCCCCCGGCATTTCCGGCTTGTATGGCCCAACTATGGGCGGCGGCAATCTCGCCAGTGGCCTTTCCCTCGGTTCCGCGCTCATGTACGGGGGCCTCGGTTCGCTCGGGTATTCCCTGCTCGGCGGGGCATTGGGGCTTCCCCAGAACAAGTACAGCGGCATTACCAGCGGCCTTGGAGCGGGGCTTGGCGCATGGGG